TCTACGCCCCCGGCCTGTCTAGTATGTTGGCGGTTAACGCGACAGAAGCCAACAGCGTGAGCGGCAAGCGGACCTTCATCGAATATGGCGTATGGCCGCACCTGGTGCGCATCGCTGAGAAAATCACCAACGACCTGTTGCCGCTGTATGGGCAGAACCTGGTCGGCGAGTTTGAGGATATACGCGTCACCGACAAGCAGATGGAATTGTCAGAGATTGCCGCCTACTCGCAGACGCACACGGTAGACGAAGTGCGGGCGCGCTACTACCAGGATGAACCGTTAGGTGATGACCGCGGCAATTTGCTCGTTACCGAGATAGGCAAGGGGCTTACTCCTGCCGACCCCAATCCCGAACCGCCGCCCGCACCTATCATCATGCAAGCGCCGCAGGCACAGCAGGAACAGGATACCGAGGACGCCGCTGACCAAAGCGAACCCGGCGACGGCGCAGAGGATATGCAACAAGGAGACATGCAGCATGGCGACATGGGGCAAATGCAAGCCGAGGGGCGGCAAGGGGAAACGGGGCGGCAGCAAGAAGTAAAGGCGCTGCGTCGTTGGCTCAAGAATCGCGGCGACAAAGCCGACCCGTTGAAGTTCCGGCGCGTGCACCTGAGCGAAGACGACGTGCTCGACATTGCCGCGGAGATGGCGGGCGATGGGCACACGCATAAGGTGCAGCCCATCGAAGCCGCCGACATCGAAATCGTGCACGGCAGCATCAACCCGCACAGTCTAAAGGCGATGGTGCTACAGCTTGACCCCGGCGACAACGAAGCGGAACAACGCATTCGTATGGCGCTCGAAAAGAAATCGAGCAAAGAGTTAGGGCGTGTCATGTCCGACATGCTCGAAACGCTGTACCCCGATGGATGGGGCGGCGACTGGACGCGGGCAGAAGCGGAAGCGATTCGGGTGCATAACGCCTTCGTCAAGGAACAGAAACTAAAAGATGCGCTTTCCCGTGCCCTGTTGGACGCGGTTGACCTTGGCGTAAGTGTCGGCGTCAACCAGTTGGAAAACGTCGGCTTTGGCTTTGACTGGACAATGGCACACATCAATGCGCGCGATTGGGCCATTGCCCATACCGACGAAGTGCTTGAGCAGTTGGGGAGTGTGAGCGAAAAAGGTGTTGGGCAAATCATCGCCCGTTGGCTTGAAAACGGCGAACCGTTGGACGCCCTGAAGCAAGACCTACAAATCCTCTTTGGCCCTGCCCGCGCCGAACGCATCGCTGCAACCGAAGTAACCCGTGCCTCCGCGGAAGGCAGCGAGGCGGCATATCGTGAATCGGGCGTAGTTGCGGAGATGGAATGGTCTACCGCGGAAGACGAGCGCGTTTGCATGATCTGCGGCGGACTGAATGAGAAGCGGCGCCAGTTTGGTGAGCCGTTTTCGGTTGGTATCGACAAGCCACCGGCACACGTAAATTGTCGCTGCTGGCTGCGTCCTGTGCTCAAGGAGTGGCGCCCGTGACCACCGTCCGCATCACCATCGAAGGCACTGACAAAATCGCCGCTAAGTTGGACCGGCTCAACATCGGGGAAATCCTACGCACGCCCATGTATCGCGCCGTGCTGCGCATCCAAGCGGATATGCAGAAGTATCCCCCGCAGCGGGCGGGCAGTACCTACCGGCGTACCGGCACACTGGGCCGCCGTTGGACTACGAACGTAGTCAGCACGGCACGGCGCGCAGAAGGCTCCGTTGGCAATAACACATCTTACGGGCCATTTGTGCAGTCCAGCCAGTTCCAGGCGCGGGTACATCGGGGCGTATGGCAGACAGACACGCAGGTAATAGAGCGCAATATAGACGTGATTGTCAGCGAGTTTAGCGCGGCAATCAGGAGTGCTTTGGCATGACCGAACATACCGTAATTGCCATCAAATCAGACGGCGACACCTGGGAATTGAACGTGTTAGGCGTGCCCTATGGCGGGCCGAATGGCGGGCGGGACAGTGACGGCGAATACTTCAGTGCGCAGACCAAACTGTACCTCGACAAGTACCCGACGGTGCCGGCCGTCTACTACCACGGCTACGACGAGAACGGGCAGCCGGCCAGCGAACCGCAAATCATCGGCAAGACGACGGGCTACGAAGTCAAGCCGGATGGCGTGTGGTTCCGCGTCGTGCTTGACCAGGCCAACGACTATGCCAGGCGCGTGTGGGATGCGGCGAAGAACGGCATCGCCCGCGCCTCGAGCGGCAGTCTCGCCCACATGCGCCGGGTGGCACGGGACGGGCATATCACCCACTGGCCGGTCGCAGAGTTGAGCATCTTCGACGCCGTGGGCAAGCGACAGCCGGCGAATCAATACGCCGTGGCGCTGCCCGTGATGAAAGCAGTATATGCGCAGGCGGGCATGAGCCTACCTGATGACATAGAGGGTGAGGACGCAGCACAACCGGAGGCAACCACAGAAGGCGAAAAGCAAAGTGTGGTTGCGGCGAAGGCTGATGACACTCCCCAGGTGCAAGTAACAACAGACATTACCCCTATGGAGGGTAGAGACATGACTGAGCAGGAAATGCAGGAGGCCATCGCCAAGGCGATCAAGGCCGCAGATGAAAAGCGCGAGGCGGAAGCCGCCGCCAAGGCCGCTGAACAGCAGCGCATCGACGCCGCCGTCGCCGCCAAGGCCGCTGAGATGCAGGCGCAGATTGACGCCGTTAAGGCGGAACAGGCTGCCAGCCAGCGCATCCCCGGCGGCATGACCGGCGCCCCGCACGTTGCCGAATACGGCGAGATTGCCAAGTTCGACAACCTGGAAATCGCTGACCTCGCCGTGATGGCCGCACTGGGCAAGGCTGCGAAGATGGCCGGCAAGACCGAAGGCCCGTCACTGGAACTGCTGCAGGCGCTGACCGTGCGCTTGGGCGAGTCCGACGAAGGCAAGAAGCCGGAGTACGGCGCCGCCAAGGGCACATTGAAGATGGCACAGGCGAAGGCGCATGGCGGCGCGGCTGTCAAGGCGAACGAGCTGAACTACAGCACCTATGCCACCTACGGCGACGAATGGGTCGGCGTGACCTACAGCAACGCGCTGTGGGACAAGATTCGCCTTGTCACTCCCGTTGTCGGCAAGATTCCGACCGTGACCGTGCCGCAGGGCAGCGAGTCCGTGATTATCCCGCTACTGGGTGCCTCACCGACCTTCTATAAGGTGGCGCAGGCTACCGCGCAGGACGCCAACCCGGGCCGCACCACGGCGACGTACACCACCGGCAAGCTTGGCACGACGGCGCAGACGCTGACCGTCTCCAAGTTGGGCGCGGCTGTGAACTGGACGTCGGAGCTTGACGAAGATGCCTTCATCCCGTGGGTGCAGGAGCTGCGCCGGGACCTGACTAACGAGGCGGCAGAGATTCTCGAGCACCTCGTTATCGACGGCGACACGACCGTCACGGCCACCACGAACATCAACAACATCGCGGGCACCCCCGCTGCCACCGCTGTGTACCTGGTCATGAACGGCTTCCGCAAGCTGGCCCTGGTGACCAACACCGCCAACAGCCGCAGTGCCGGCACGCTGGACGTGGAGGACTACCTCGAAACGCTCAAGCTGATGGGCCTGGGCGGGCGCAACGCGGCCGATAAGAACGCCGTGTCGTTCATCACCGACATGCACACGAATTGGGCTTCGCTCAAGCTGGCTGAACTCAAGACCACGGATGTCAATTCGCAGGCGACAATTCAGGACGGGCAGCTGACCCGCATTTGGGGGCGTGAGGTTATCACCAGCGCCAACATGCACCGGGCCAACCAGGACGCCACCTATGGCCTGAAGGCGAACACCGCCGGCAAGGTCGACTTGGACACCGCCGGCAACAACACGACCGGCAGCATCCTGGCTGTGCGCTGGGACCAGTGGCGGTTTGGCTACAAGCGGCTGATGAACTTCGAGATTCAGCGCGACCCGCTGTCTGACTCGACACTGATCGTGGTCAACATGCGCGTCGGCATGATCAACCGCGATACGGAAGCCGCTGCAATTTCGTACAACGTGACCCTGAGCTAAGGAACAGGCAACGGGGGAGGCGGCGGGCTAGTGCAGCCGCCCCTCCCCCTAACCAGGAGGAAACATCATGGCAAACCTGTACAACCTCAAGAAGGGCGCCAGCTTATCGACGGACCTGGTAGCGACCCCCGTCGTGCGGCCGATCACGGCGATGGGCACCAACGGCGCCGCCGCCATCGCACCCGAGGCGATGGTCGTGTTCACTAAGGCGGGCGTGCTGGCTGCCACGCTGGGCGCGCCGACGGCCGCGCAGAACGGCACGGTGATGACCTTCGTGGCCGGCACTGCCAACGCCCACACCGTCACCGCAGCGACCATCGGCTTCAATGCCGGCGACGATGCGAAGGACGTGGCGACGTTCGGCGGGGCCATCGGCGACAACTTCACCGTCATGGCTTACGGCGGTGAATGGCTGGTGCTCTCCGCCACCAACGTGACATTCGGCTAAGGAGCAACAGGGCTATGCAGGTGCAATTTCTGGTGGACTTTCGGGGCAAGCTGACACGGGAAGACTTCTACACCGCAGGCGCGGTTGTGGAGTTTGACCCTGCCACAGCGCAAGCCCTAATTGACGAAGGGCGCGCGGTGCGGGTAGTGCTGCCGTCCCCCGAGCCTGCACCGTCGATTGCACCCGCGTCCCCTGCCAAGCAGCCGCGTAAACGACAGACGAGCGGGGGTGTGCTGTGACCGCGTATTGCACCGAACTGGATATCGCGGTCGCGCTCAACATCGCGGGAACGCAGGACGCAGGCTGGCTGACCACGCTGGCTGCATCGGCGTCGGCGTGGGTGGACGCGCACTGTGCCGTGCCCCCCGGCGGCTTCGCGGTGGCAGCCGACAGCACGCGGCGCTACGACGTGGGCGACATCTGCGACGGCGCGCTAAGTCTGGACGCGCCGCTCGTGGCGCTGACTAGCCTCACCAACGGCGACGGCACGGCCATCAACACGGCAACGGTGCGGCTGTACCCGCTCAACAGCGGGCACTACTGGACGATACGCATGTTGAGCACCGGTCCCGGCTGGCAGTGGGTGCAGGATGGGCTGTACAGCGTCACCGGAAAATGGGGATGGAGCACGACGACACCGACGCCCGTCAAAGAGGCGACGATCATGCTGGCGGCGTGGATGTTCAAGCGCTACCAGGC